ATGGATAACAAAATTAAAAGAAAGAAAAGAAAAAGGAGGATTAGGGTACGTACTTTGTTTTTCCTTTTCCTTACACTTGCTTCTAATAGCTTTGCTTGGTTTATTTATTCTACTAAGGTATCTAATAGTATTACTGCTAAAGTTAGAAGCTGGCATGTTAATTTTAATGTTGGTGGTGGTGAGACTACTGAAGAATATATTGAAGTAAATATTGATGCTATTTATCCTGGTATGCAACCTTTTTATCAGGAATTAAAAGCTTCTAATGATGGGGAAGCTGATGCTAAAATTACTTATGAAGTTGTAGATGCTAATGTATTAGGAGATAATTTAATAGCGAAGGGAATGTCTTCTTTGGATATTATTAATAGTTTTAAGAATGATTATCCTTTTACTTTATCTATTTCTTCTTCTTCGGATATTATTAAAGCTAATGGTGATGAGGTAACTATATCTATTTCTGCTTCTTGGGATTATGATTCTGGTAATGATGAAGAGGATACTAAGTGGGGAAATAGGGCTTATGATTATCATAAAGATAATCCTGATTTATCTAGTGTTAAATTACTTATTAAAGTTAGTGCTATACAAATATAATAATTAATGAGAGAAATCATTTTCTCTCTTTTTTATTTTACTTCGATAAAAGCCTAGGTCTTTTATCGTAATTTAGAGCCTAAGGTCTCTAAATTAAATATTTTACCCCTCAAAAAAATCAAGAGAATATTTTGTTCACTTGATTTTTATTTTAATTGAATAAATGATAGTTTTACATCCATTTTAGCTGGATTGTCTACTTGTTTTGTTGCTTCGGTATCGGCATCGTTATCCATAGTGGCTTCATTAGAATCGTCCCATTTTATATATACTCTAATATTTATTGGCTTTGTATTATCTTTATGTAATACGGTGTTTTCTATAGTAGCGTTATCTCTTTCTAATGGTATTTCGTTTCCATTGTCTATGATATATTTTGTTGTTATTAAATCTTTAACGGGACTGTTTTGATTTACTGAGATTTCTATTTTGTATTTAAATGATACATCTGCTTCAGTGGCATCAATTATTAGATCAAAGTATCCTTCGCTATTTGGAGCTATTATACCACTATTAATATTGTCGTTACCATTAAATATTGGTGTTATGACGGCATTAGTAGTACTATTTTCTCGTATGTCTTTATTATTTACTAATATACGCCATCTAGCTATATTCATACTGGCTGATTCGTTTGTACTTGTTATGTATTTGGCGTATGTATCTTCTATGAAGAAAAGACATAATAAGAAACATATTATACATAATGGTATAGTTATTTTTTTATTCATCTTACACCTCGTATTATGAAAAAATTATATCATAATTGATACTTTTATGCAAGGTGCTCTTGTATAGTTAATGTAAAGTTTATTTTATTTAATTGAATATAAAAAATATTTATGTTAGAATTGATTTAAGATAGAGGGATTTTAAATGGCTAAAGAGATTAAAGTTACGGCGGATAAAATTTATAAGAGAAAGAAAGGTTATAGTAAACTTAAGATTGTTCTAGGAATAGTTTTTTTGATACTTATTTTTTCTTTTATTATTCTTAGTCTTATATATAAAGGTGGTAGATTTACTGTTACTCTTGATCGTAATTTGGCTCTAGATAATAATATTGTTATATATGATGATTTAGAGACTAAAGAAGGAAAGAGAAAACTTGAGGCTAAAGATTTAGATTTTATGGATAATATTTCTATTGATTGGATACCTAGTAATATTAATAATGAGAGTGATGGTTCACATAATGGGGATAATTATATTGCTTATACTTTTTATGTAGCTAATCAAGGAAATGAGAGTATTGATTATTGGTATTCTATTATAATTGATGATGTTATTAAAAATGTTGATGAAGCTGTTAGGGTTATGATATTTTTAAATGATGAAAAGACAGTGTACGCTAAGAAAAATTCTTATACTGGTATGGAAGAAAAAGATACTAAGAGTTTTTATGCTGATGATGAGGCTGTGCTTGAAAATAGAAAGGGATTTGCTCCTGGAGATATTGATAAGTTTACAGTAGTTATTTGGCTTGAGGGTGATGATCCGGATTGTGTTGATAGTATTTTGGGTGGAGAAATTAAAATGCATATGGAAATAAGAGAAGAACATAAAGGAGAAGAAAATGGAAAAGAAACGAAAGAATAGGTTGTTTTATTTACTTTTATTGTTGTTTATTACTTCTATTAGCTTATCTGTATCTTCTTATGCATGGTTTACTTCTAATAGACTTGTTAAGGTTGATTTACTTAATGTTAGTGTTAAAGCACAAGGGGGAATTGAAATTTCTGTTGATGGTAGTAATTGGAAGTCTTCTGTTAGTGCTGATGATATTACTAAGGCTAGAGAAAATTATCCTAGTAGTGTTAATCAAATTCCTAATGTATTAGAACCTGTATCTTCAGTTATGGATATAGATAATGGAAAAGTTAAACTTTTTTATGGTGTTGCTTTAAATAATAGTGATGGTGATTATGTTTTAGATACTACTAGAAGTATTGAGGAAGAATCTTTTGGCAACGAAAGTAGTGGCAAATTTGTTACTTTTGATTTGTTTTTGAAGGTTAATAAGGATACTGATTTATATTTGACACCTGAGTCTAATGCTACTTATGGTGGTGATACTTCTTTTGGTATTGAGAATGCTGTGAGATTTGCGTTTGTTTTGGAAGGCAGTACTTTTACTGGTAGTCCATTAAATGTTATTCAAGGTCTTAGCACTAATGATAGAAATGATGTTTATACATGGGAACCTAACTATGATGTTCATACCGCTAATGGGGTTAGTAATGCGAGAGATATTTATGGTATTAATATTGGCACTACATCTGATAAACTTGATTATGATGGAGTAGCAAGTGAATTTGGTAAGGATAAAAATGTTACTATTAATAAGGCTACTAGTAAATATTATCCTGAATATTTTGGTAATGCTAAAATTGATTTTTATACTACTAGTGGTTTTAATAATAATGTTAAAATGTTTAATATTAAGAATGGTATTTCTAAGATTAGAGTTTATATGTGGATTGAGGGTCAAGATGTTGATTGTGAGAATAATGCTTCAATTGGTAATGTCGCTTTAAGTCTACAATTTAGTAGTAATCCTTCTTAGAAAACTAGTTTATTTTAATTTACATAATTTTGTTTATATGGTATACTTATCTATAGTAGAGGTGAGTATATGAGAAGTGTTAGACGTAAGAAAATGCATACTTTATTTTTTAATAATTCTAAAGTAAAAGTACGTTTTATGACACTTCTTTTTTCTTTGTTTGTTTTGGTTTTTGGGGCTATTACTTATTTTAATACTTATAGTGATATGATTCTTGATTTTAAGGATGATGCTGATTATTTAGAAAGTGGTATTTCTGGAAATAAGGTTTATGTTAATGATTTGAAGGCTGATTATGATTATTATATGGGGCTTAATTATACTTCAAGTGATGGTAATCTTCCTACTACTAATAATAAGAATATTTATAATGATGGTAACTTAGTACAGGTTAAAATTACTTATCTTAGTAATGATGGTAATAATAAGGGCTATGTTTCTTTAAATGAAAGACAAGATACTTTTATTTATTATAAAACTTTAGTTGTTAATGATAATGGTACTACGGATAAAAGTGATGATTATATTATGCTTGATCTTATTGATAATCCTTTTACTGATAGACCTAATGATAAGGCTTTTAATGGTTGGTTTACTAGTTATAGAGGGGCTTCTTTAGTTTTTGATAATGAATATTATGAAAGAAAGGCTAAAGTACCTGTTAGTTATGATGGAGATAGACCATCAAAAATTGATATTGTCTTTAAGGCTAAGTGGACCGTGGGAAATATTCAGATGGTTAATAATAATTTTAATAATGCTATTAATAATTTATATGATAGTGGTATGAAAAAGGTTGAAACGGTTATTTATACATATGGTGAACTTAATATGAAGGGTTATTTTCATAGTAAGGAATTTAGTTATGGACAAAGTTATGCTGGTTATTATGATAGTAATGGTGTTTATCAGAATAGTGGTTATTGTCGTAATTGGTGGAATGGATGTGTTTATTATCAGAAAATTGAAGATGAAGTTTTTGATAGTAATAGTAGTTATTATGAACTTAAAAATGGTAGTATGCAAGAGGTTGATAATAATACTTTAGAGAAACCTATTATTGATACTAAGATTGATAAAAGTTATGAAAATACTAACATGTCAACATATTTTAGAAAGATTAGTGTTTCTAGATATGGAGATTTGAGTGGCTATTATGATATTAATGGTAATTATTATAATAGTGGTACTTGTAATAATAATACTTGTGATGTTTATGAAATTATTGATTATTATGATGATAATGGTGATGAGGAAATTTTTGATTATAATAAAGAGTATTATTATTTGGTAACTAGAGATATTAATATATTGGTACTTAATCAGGATATTAGTGGTACTTGGGGAAATAATTATAAGAGTTTTACTTTGACTGGTATTAATAATGGTACTTCTTATAATGCTTCTTGGACTATTAATAGTGCTATTAATTGCTATGGTGATACTACTATTGAGAATCTTAGAATGTATAATTCTAGTGGTACTAATACTTCTAATCCTTCAGGTAGTAATACTTCGGGTAATTTATATGGTAGATATAATAATATTAAACTTGGTAGGGGAATTAAAAGATATGGTTCATATGTTAATTTAAAAGCTATAATTGCTGGAATTGGTAATAGTACTGGTTCTAGTAATAATCCTACTAAATATAAAACTATTATTGAAAGTGGTATGTATAATACTATTTCTTTGGCTACACATTCTTCTTTTGGTGTTTCTTCTAATTATATTAATAATAAGTCTATATATGGTAGTGATTATGATAGAGTAAATAAGAACAATAGTAATTTAAATATTTATTTTTGCGCTTCTGGAAGTTGGGGAAATAATATTTATAGTGGTAGTAGTAATGATATTGCTTTTGATTTGAATGTTAAAAGTGGTACTTTTGGTAGTAGTAAATATAATTATAATACCGGTATATATGTAGGAGGTAGAAATGGTGGTAATCATTATGCTCCTAGTAAAGTTAAAGTTGATGGTGGATATATTTATAATTTAATTGGTGGTCCATTGAACGCTAGTAGTATGAGTGGAGTTAATAGTTCGTATATTTATATGACTGGTGGAGAAGTTGATTTTATATTTGGTGGTGCTGGTGAGGATGCTACTTATGGTAATAGGATTATAGGTATTACTGGTGGTACTGTTAATTATAGTGTTTTTGGTGGTTCTAATGGTTATCAAGGTAATGAAGGTGATGGTACTTTAAATGGTACTCCTTATATTTATGTTGGTGGTACTGCTACTATTGGTAAAGAAGAATATGTAAAAAATAATAATACTTTGTTTAGTGCAGAAGCAGGTAGTATATTTGGTATTGGTAATGGTAGAAAAGGTTATTCTACTATTGGTTCTGCTGATAATTCTATTATTATTATTGATGGTGATGCTACTATTAATAGAAATATATATGGAGGAGGTAACTATGGTGCTACTGGCGTAAGTAGTACTGCTAGTAGTTCTTATTCTAAAATAGTTATTAATGATGGATTCATAAATGGCTCAGTATATGGTGGTGGAAATAATAATGATAGTGGTTCTTCTTCGAAGAATTCGGAAATAGATATTGCTATGTATAATGGTAATGTTGTTGGTTCTATTTATGGTGGTAGTAATGCTCTTGGAACGGTATATGGAACTACTAATGTTAATGTTTTAGGTGGCGAAATTACTAATTCTGTATATGGAGGGGGCCGTGGTGGTTATCTTTCTAATAGTAATAAAGGTACTTATGTTAGAGATAATGTTAATGTTACTATTGGTAATAGTGATAGTAAATATACACCTATTATAAATGGCTCAGTATATGGTGGTAGTGCTTATGGTACAGTAAATGGTACTAGTAGTACTAATAATAGTTCTACATATAAGACTAATGTAACTATTAATAAGGGTATTATTAATAATGTATTTGGCGGTGGTCAAGGTAGTAATGAATATACACCATATGTTAATGGAAATATCTTGGTTACTATAAATGGTGGTGTTATTACTAATGTATATGGTGGTAATGATAAGACTGGTATTCCTGATGGTAAAATGGTTGTAAATATTAATGATGGTACTATTACAAATACTTTTGGTGGTGGTAATGAAACATCCGCTAAAGAGACTAATGTTTATTTAAATGGTGGTACTGTTACTAAAATATTTGGTGGCTCTAATTTAAATGGTACGGTTGATGTTAGTAATGTTACTACTACTGGTGGAACGGCTTCTTATGTATATGGTGGTAATAATGCAGGTGGAACTACTGGTACTACTAATGTTAATATTAATAACGGAAATATTACTTATGTATATGGTGGGGGAGAAAAGACATCTGTTACTAAAAAGACAATGGTTAACCTTAATGCTTCTTGTGATACTTTATTTGGTGGTTCTAATATAAGTGGTGATATTGCTAATAGCTTTGTTAATATTAATGGTGGTACTGCTGAATCAGTATATGGTGGTAATAATGCGGGTGGTATTACTAATCGAACACAAATTGATTTTTATGGTGGTAATATTAAAAATATGTATGGTGGTGGTTTAAAGGCTGAAACTACTGTTACTAATGTTAATCTATATTATGGTAATGTTAATTCTGTATATGGTGGTGGTAATGAAGCTGGTGCTGTTACTACTAATATTGATACTGGGGATGTTACTGCTAATTATGTATTTGGTGGTTCTAATAAGAGTGGTAATGTTAATGATAGTCATATTTTAAGTACACTTAGTTCTAGTAAGAGTGATTTGAATGTTACTACTAGTTTTAAGAAGTCTACTATTAATAATTCTGGTGCTACCGGTATTAATTCTAGTGAAACACTTAGTGTTGATATTCAGAATAATACTGGGGTAAATTTGGTTAAATGGGATTTATATATTAATACTAGTGATAGTATATTTGATTCTAATTGGTCTAGTGTTAAAGTTGATGTTGTAAATGGTGCTTTTCATGCTAATGAAATTAATAATTGGTATGGAACTAATACACTTAGTAGTGGTGGTTCTTTGAAATTTGATTTTAATATTCATTCTTATGTTTCTTTTGAGGAATTTAAAATAAATGGATATAGTATTGTTGGTTATGATGCTGATGGTAATAAATATATTGGTTATAGTAATGATGGTATTACTGCTGATTATATATATGGAGGTAATAATGCTGGTGGAAAAACCATTACTTCTAATATTAATCTTACACGTGGTAATATAGATGAAATATATGGTGGTGGTGAAAGTGCTGAAACTACTACTTCTAATATTGATATTTCTTCACTTTATGTAAATAATATTTATGGTGGTGGGGATAAGGCTACTACTGATATTGTTAATATGAATATAGTTAGTGCCACTATTAATAATAATATTTTTGGTGGAGGTAATGCTGCTGCTATTAATAAGAATGTTATTCTTAATGTTACTGATACTAATGTTGGTGAAAATATTTATAGCGGTGGTAATCTTGGTGATGTTAAAGATAATGTAACTACTATGATTAATGGTGGTACTGTTACTAATGCTATATTTGGCGGTGGTAAAAATGCATCGGTTGGTAATAGTGAAAATGATATTGTTTCTAATCTTACTTTGAATGGTGCTAAAGCTTCATTAGTTTATGGTGGAGGAGATGCTGCTGCTATTAATGGTAGTAGTAATGTTAAAGTTACTAATTCTAATATTACACGTGGTATATATGGTGGTGGTAATGGAGAGTCATTATCTACTACTAGTGATGCTACTGGTGATTTGAATCCTGCTAAGATTATGGGTAATACAATTGTTTTGGTTGATGGAAATACTACTGTAAAAGATATATATGGTGGCGGTAACCTTGGAATGGTTATGGGTAGTAGTTCTGTTGATACTAAAGATATTGTTGTTACTAATTCAATATATGGTGGAGGAAATGCTGCTCGTATAGGTGGTAATACTTATGTACACGTTTCTGGTAGTACTGTTAATAATAGTGTATATGCTGGAGGTAATGGTCAAACAGCTATTACACTTGGTAATACTTCACTTGATATAGATAATAATGCTAATATTAATAAGCATGTATTTGGTGGAGGAAATGCTGCTGCTACTGGTAGTTTAGAGAGAAATAATTCGTTAGGAAATGTTAATATTGTTAGTGCTAATATTGGTGGAAATGTGTATGGTGGAGCTAATACTTCTGTTTTATATGGAGAGACAATAGTTAATGTTGGTAAAAATGTTTCTACTAATAAAGATCTTGTTTCTGGTGATATTAGTATTCTTGGTACGGTATTTGGCGGTGGTGAAGCTAACGCTAGTGGTAGTGAAGAATATGATTATTCATTTATTAGTGTAACTAAGGGTATTAAAATCAATATTGATGGTAGTGATCATGATAATTTTGATATTAAAGGATCTATTTTTGGTAGTGGTAATGCTTCTAGTACTTCAGGTTATAGTTATATTGATATTAAAAATTATGGTACTAAAAATGATATTAAGAAAAATATATCTATTCAGAGAAGTGATTTGGTTACTATTGATAATAGTTATATGGAATTATCTGGTGCTACTGATAGAACTAATGAGTATTCTACGGTACTATTTACTTTAAGTAGAATTAATGAACTTAAACTTGTTAATAGTTCATCATTATATTTAAAGACAGGAGCTAATTTGGTTAAAAAATTATCAAGTGTAGCTTTGATTGATGGTAAAGAGGTAAAGGCTACCGCTAAGATTGATAATGAAAATGGTACATTTAGTAGAAATGTTGATAATAGAATTTATATGCTTGAGGGTAAGAATCTTAATATTGCTACTAATGAAAGTGTTACTACTTATGGAGAAGTTTCTGGTATGACTTTCTTTGGTATGTATTCTTCTTTGCATAATGGTAATATTATTACGGCTTTATATGATGATTATAATTATGGTCAGACTATTTCTTCTGGAGATGTTTTATTCTTTACAAGTGGTAGTTATGTTCTTGGTAGTCATATGACTAATCATGATATTACTGTAGATGGATTTTATTCTAATTATGGTGATGATAATAATACTAAGGTTATCATGAAGTATATTGAACCTACACCTAGTGATGCTAACTTTTATATGTGGGCAGTAGGTGAAAAGGTAGATTCTTATGAGGTTAATTTGACTGCTTCTAAATATTCTACTTTGGGTACTTATGAGTTATCACTTATTAATCATGTTAAACCTAATACTACTTTTTCAATACTTGGTGTTAGTTATAGTGCACTTGATCCGGATATTTCACTTGTTTCTTATAAGGATATACCTAGGGTTGCTAGTAGTACTGATGCCGCTAATAAGACATTTGGACTTAATATGAGGACTGGACAAAATGGTTGGATTACAAGAGGTAATACTAGTTTTATTACTGGCGGTGATAGTGATATTATTGGTACTATGGATTATGAAAGAGAAAATACTAGTACTGCTGCGGGGCTTGTTTTCTATTTCTATCATTCGAAAAATTTGACTAATAGTGGACAACTTGGTAGTGTTACTATTTCTATGGCCGCTGTTACTCCTATTGATGATCTTAATAGTGAGGTTAAGAGAATTAATATTAATGTTAATTTGTCTACTGCTTTATATAATACTAATGATTATGAAGGTACTATTACTCCTGGTAAGAAATATGAGATGTTTGCTACTAGTAATGTTAATATTACTAATAATAGTAGTTTTAGTGCTTATTATTCTTTGTTTATGGAAAGTGATATTAGTCCTTATAAGGATGGATATCATCGTAGTTTGGTTTCCACTTATTTACTTCCTGTTAATACAAAGATTACAATGATTGATTTTCATAAAGAAAGTAAACCTGTTTATTATTATTATGTTGTTAATGATGAGGATTATAATAATCTTCAAAATGAGTATAATTTGTATGGTGAAGTTTCTTATGATTTATCTAAATTTGTACGGATGGGTAGTACTAGTGGTGATAATAAATATAATGATAATGATTCTAATAATACTTATTATCAAAATGGTATGGCTATTGAGGAATTTATTTTTATGGTTGATTTTAAGGATGCTAATATTGAAGATGATGTCCTTGATAAATCTTTACTTCTTGAAATGAGAAATGGTGATAATCAAACACTTATTAGTGTTCTTGGTATTGAGCAGGAAAATATGAAGTATAATATATATAATAATAAGGATGCTGTTATTGAACTTAATGGTAGTCTTAGTGATAATACTATTTATTTGGGTAAGTCTACTACTTTGAATTTTGATACTAAATTTACACAAAGTACCGCTCTTAATAATTCTATTTACGATACTAGGTATGATGATCAAAAACTTGGTGTTAAATTATCTATTTATGATAGTAATGGTAATTTACTTAATAGTTCTAGTTTGATGGGTGTTAATTTTACATATAATGGTAATACTTATTATCCTAGGTATAATGGTACTGTTAGAATTAATGTTGCTGAAAAGATTGGTAATTTTAAATCTAAGATTGTTATTAATACTGAAAATAGTAATTTATCTACTGGAGAATATACTTTGGTTATGGAATCTTTTGGTTCTTCTGATGGTATTTATTATGGTACTAGTTCTTCTGATAGATTGGAAACTAAATTTAATATTATTGATACGATATATGGTCTTAAAATTAATACCACTGATAAACTTATGTTTATTGATAAGAATACTGGTAATAATCTTAATAATACTAATGCTTATGTATTTAATATTAATTATTCTTCTGGACTTAGTAATCCTAATATTAGGGTAAAACTTTATAGAAGGGATTATAGTTCGGTATATAGTAATGAATATAATCTTGTTAATTTGACGGATTATGTTAGTAATAATTTGAATAGTAGTTCAAATGAATATGAGTATTATTTAAGTAATAATCCGGTAGATGGACTTAATTTAGCTTTATATTTTAAAGATAATTTGCTTTCTGGTACTTATAAAATTGGATTTTCTTTATATGATGATAATAATTATATAGGGGAAGTTTATAAATATGTTATAATTAAGTAAGGAGGTTGTTATGACTAAAAAAATTATAGAAGATATTAGTGATCAGGAATTGTTAGAACTTTATATGGCCGCTGAAAAGTTTACTAAATATCTTGAAGAACAATTGGAGAGTGAAAATAATGACTGATGATTATAATAAAAAAATAGGCGTTCAAAAGGAAGTGCTTGAAGCACTTCCTAGAAATAATGCCAAAAATAATAAATTATATAAATAAACCAAATAAAGATAAAAATTGGAAAGGTTATGCTTGGAAAAATCATGGAGGACTTTATTCAGTTAAAGGACTACCAGATGTAATGGCGGTTGTAAGGATTAATGATAAATCCTTTTTTTTATGCTTTGAAGTAAAACAACCAGGCAATACTCCAACTGAAATACAAAAGGCTATCATAAGAAATTTTATAGAACTTGGAATAGATGCAAGTGTCGTTACAACGCTAGATGAGGTAAAGAAAGTAATACAGAAGTTAAAATAAGGAGAGGATCAAATATGATTGATGAAATGTTAAATAATTATAAGAAAAATGTAGCAACAATAGAAATGCTTAAAATAAAAATCAATCAATGGCAAGATATTCTCACTAAAGATACTCAAGAAATAGATATGATCTACTCCAAGCCAAAAACGGAAAACCTTGGTGTGCAAACAAGTCATAATTCCAATCCTATTGAATCAATGCTTATCAGAGTAGAAAACCAAAAAGAAAAAATTAATGCTTGGATAAGTTGTGCAACTGAAAAAATAATGAAACTAGAACAAAAGAATAAGTTTATTGATATTCTGATAGGTTCATTAGATGAAGAAACATCTTTCATAATTAAACAAAAACATTTTGAAAAAAAGAAATGGAATATCATAACTCAACAATTTAACTCTAAATATAGAAGTGAATATAACGAATACATAACAACTTCTGGAGTTCGTAAGAAATATGAAATGGCAAAAAAGGAACTTTTAGAACTATTAGGAGAGATAAATGAAAATAATTGATTTTGTTTAGAAAATTAACTGGACTTAGTGTATCTTACGCGGTAATGTTTGTGTCGCTGGGGGAGGAAAAGAAATGAAAGAAGAAATGCTAAAAAGCAAATTCGGTATAGAAATCGAATTCACTGGAATAACCAGAAAAGAAGCCACAGAAGTGGTTAGAAGAACAATAGGAGGTACGATTATACAAGCACCAGTTGATTGGTATGATAAGAGAATAGTGCAGCAACCAGATGGTAGAAAATGGACAATTATGAGTGATGGCAGTATCATGTGCATGAGAAAGAATGCAGCGGGAAACATTATAAGAGCATCAAGAGATTATAGTGTAGAACTTGTAAGTCCAATATTAACTTATAGAGAAGATATAGAACAACTACAACAAATCATAAGAAACTTAAGAGAAGCCGGAGGTTTTACTGGAAAATCAAGTCAATGTGGAATACATATACACCTTGATGGCGAACCACATACAATTAAAAGCCTTAAGAATTTTATAAACATAATTGCAAGTAAAAATGACCTGCTATATAAAGCATTGCAAATCAAACCAGAAAGAATGCACTGGTGTCAAAAGATGGATGAAAAACTAGTAAATAAACTTAAAACTAGGCGACCAAAAACAGAAGAACAAATAAGAAAAATCTGGTATGAGGACTATGGTGGATTTAGTACAAACCATTATCATCAAAGTAGATATCACTTCTTAAACCTACATAGTTATTTTACAGGAAATCATACAGTAGAACTTCGAGGATTTAATAGTGAACTACACGCAGGAAAAGTTAGAGCATACATAGTCCTATCACTAGCACTAAATTATCAAGCCTTAACACAAAGCGGAGCATCATCAAGAAAACCACAAACAGAAAATGAAAAATTCGCTATGAGAACATATCTTAATAGAATCGGACTTATAGGAGATGAATTCAAAGCTTGTAGAGAACACTTATACAAACATCTAGATGGAGTAGCCGCATGGAGATATGGTTATCCAGAAAAGAAACCAGCAAATAATATGAAGGAGGAAATAGCATGAAAAGATATTACATTGCATATGGAAGTAACCTAAGCCAAGAACAAATGGCAAGGAGATGTCCAACAGCTAAAATAGTGGGAACAACCACATTAAAAGACTGGAGATTACTATTTAATGGACCAGCATCAATAGAAAGAAAAGAAGGGTATGAAGTACCAGTCTTGATATGGGAAATAATGCCAACTGATGAAAAGTCACTAGATAGATATGAAGGATATCCAAGTTATTATAGAAAAGAAATGCTTGATATAGAAATAAACAAAAGCAAAGAAAAAGCTATGGTTTATATTATGAATACGTATAATGAATCAATTCCAAGTGATTTCTACTACGAAGTATTGGAAAACGGATATAAAGACTTTGGATTTGACCTAAAAATATTAGAAAAGGCATTAAAAGAATCATATGAGAGGAGTAGGAAAAATGGAATTTAAGATATGCCCTAAATGTAACAAAAAGTATGATGGATACCCAGCAATATCAAGAGTGGATAATAAAACAAAAATATGTCCAACTTGTGGAACCAAAGAAGCACTAGATGCACTCAAAAATATTCAAAAAACAAAAAGTAGCCAAAAAGTAGCAGAAAAGTAGCGGAAAATGGGCGATTTACTCGCAACTAGATATTGTATAATGGTATTGTGGTAGTTCACACGAATTACCACTCATTTCTGGTCCTCCTCGACCTAAGATTCGTGATAAATGAAAGGGATGCAATATTCCCTTTTTATTTATCAAAAAATAGGCGATATAGGACTATTAAGAAATAACAAAAAGTAATAACGCGATATAAAGGCGTTTTCAAGCCTTTTGTGAAGCGTTTACATACGAGGTGGTATAAATGCCCATAAAAGCACTACATTTATGCAATAAGGCAGGTTGTACGAGCCTTACGAGAGAAAGATATTGCAGTAAGCATACCAAGGAAAGCAATAGATATAATAGGGAACGAACTGATAGTAAGTATACGGAGTTTTATAAGACAACCGAGTGGAAGGTAGCAAGGGGTATAGCACTAGCTAGAGATAACTATCAATGTGTGTTATGCAAAAGAAAAGGAATAAAAAAGAAAGCTGATATGGTACATCATATAATTCCAGTAAAGAAGGACTGGGGTAAAAGGTTAGATATAAATAATCTTATGTCATTGTGTGATGGATGCCATAACGGAATAGATCACAATAGCCCCCCACCCCTAAAAAGCTAGAGCGACATCTATTGTCGAACGGCGCCCAACTCTGTGTATGAAATCGCGTATTTCATAAGGGGGTATCAAAAAAATGTCTGGACTTTTGCAGGTAAAAGGGATAAAGTTGTCTTACACTAAAAGATGGGGTTCCTTAAAGGCGATGGTGTGGAACATACTGAATATCGAGGCAGAGGTCAGTAAAAATATATTTTGATGAGGCTTAAATGGTCTCATTTTTTAGTTAGGAGAAAAATATGAACATAGAGAAAAGAAAAATTGAAGAATTAAAACCAGCAGAATATAATCCTAGAAAAGAATTGAAACCAGGAGATGCTGAATACGAGAAAATAAAAAATAGTCTTTTACATTTTGGATATGTTGATCCGATTATTATCAACAAAGATGGAACAATAATTGGAGGTCATCAACGAGCAACTGTAATGAAAGATATTGGAAAAGTTGAAGTTGAGTGTGTTGTTGTAGATTTATCCAAAGAAGATGAAAAAGCACTCAATGTTGCACTTAATAAAATAAGTGGCGAATGGGATATGGAAAAGTTAGGTGTTTTACTTGATGAATTAAATACAGTTGGTGTAATGGAACTAACAGGATTTGATGTAGATGAATATACAAAAATGTTTGTCAAAGATGAAGTGAAAGAAGATAACTTTGACCTTGATAATAATATCCCTAAAGTTCCTTTTTCGAAACCTGGAGATATATGGAAACTGGGTAATCACAAATTGATATGTGGTGACTCAACAATAAAAGAAACATATATCAGATTATTAGGTAATGAACAAGTAGATGCTACAATTACTGATCCACCATACAACGTTGACTATGAATCTGATGATGGAAAGAAAATAAAAAACGACCATTTTACTGATAGTGATAGTTTCTATCGCTTTTTATTTGCTTTTTATTTAAGAGCATTTGAAGCAAGTAAGATGGGATCGCCAATTTATGTATTTCATAGTGATGTTGAAGGCGTTAATTTTAGAAAAGCAATGAAAGATGCAGGCTTTGATTTAAAACAATGCTTGATATGGGTTAAAAACGGAATGGTAATGTGTCGCCAAGATTATCATTGGAGGCATGAGCCAATTCTTTATGGATGGAAACCAGGTGCAAGTCACAAATGGTATGGAGATAGAGATAAGGATACAGTTATAGATGATTTTATGCAAATGAATCCGAAGAAAATGTCCAAAGGAGAATTAGTAGAATACTTTCAGAAACTTATTGATAGTCAAAATGAATATAGTTCAGTAATTTATAATGACAAGCCAACAAGAAGTGAAGAACATCCAACAATGAAACCAATTACTCTCATTGCCAAATTAATGTGTAACTCAAGCAAGAAAGATGATATCATTCTTGATCCGTTCGGAGGATCTGGTTCAACATTAATTGCTGCCGAACAATTAGGTAGAAAGTGTTACACAATAGAGTTAGATGAAAAATATGTTGATGTAATTGTAAAAAGATATCTTCAATTTGTAGGAAATTCAGAAAACATAATTTTAATACGTGATGGTAAAGAATATACCTACGAAGAAGCTATAGGAGGAGAAAATATGAGTGAATAGTTAGGAGGAATATGTTATGTCAGTAAGAGGACCAAAACCAAAGCCAACAGTAGTTCATGTTATGAACGATAATCCAGGAAAAAGAGATATAACCGAACGTGTAGAGTTAGAAAATAGTGTTCCAACAATAGAAGATGAATCGTTGCTTGAAGCACCAGAATGGATTAAAAATAACCCAATAGCCAAGGCTGAATGGGATAGGGTTGCTCCAATTCTTGCTGACCTTGGACTTTTAAAAGTTAATGATACATCGGCATTGGAAGCATATTGCAAGTGCTGGAGCCGATATAAAGAGGCCGAGCAACAAATTGATAGAGCTCAAAGTACCATTATCAAAACACCATCTGGTTATGTGCAACAAATACCTCAAGTATCTATAGCACATAGATATTTGAAATTAGCAAAAGAATTCATGACAGAATTTGGACTAACACCGAGTAGTCGAGGAAGAATGCAACTACCAGGAGATGACTTTGATGATGAGATGGAGGAACTACTAAAGGAGAACGAGTAATATGTTTAGTGAAAAGAAAGCGAATACTGCGGTTCGATTCATTAAACTTTTAAAACATACGCAGGGAGAATTTGCAAGAAAGCCATTTAATTTAATGGAATTCCAAGAAAAAATAGTAAAGGATTTAATCGGAACATTAAATGAAGATGGAACTAGACAATATCGTGAGGCCTTTATATTCTTACCAAGAAAAAATGGTAAGACAGAGTTAATAGCAGCAATGCTTGTATATTTTCTTTTTATGGATGATGAGTATGGTGCTGAAATTTATTCATGTGCTAATGATAGAGAACAAGCATCAAAAGTTTTTAATGCGGCAGCCGCGATGATAAGAATGAATAAAGCATTATTCAAAAAGTGCAAGATATTGGAATCGCAAAAGAAAATTGTGAGATTAGAAACAAATTCATTTTATAAAGCGATATCCGCAGATACAAATACAAAAGATGGATTTAATGCTCATATTGTTATCTATGATGAAATACACGCATCAAAAAATCGTAAATTATATGATTTAATGAAAACCAGTCAAGGTGCTCGTAGACAACCACTTTTTATTAGTATTACAACAGCGGGTGTAGAAACTGGAACAATATGTTACGAGTTGTATGAGTATTCTAAAAAAATACTAGATCACGTTGTGGAAGATAAAACATTTTATCCAGTAATATATGAGGCTCCAGAAGAAGCTGACATATATGATGAGAAAACTTGGTATATTGCCAATCCTGCTCTTGGAGTATTCAGAAAAATTGAAGAAATGAGAACATTAGCAGTTAGGGCAAAGGAAATACCAACTGCTGAGGCAACATTTAGAAGATTATATCTAAATCAATGGGTAAATGGCGAGGTTGCCTGGATGGATATGAAAAAATGGAAAGCCAGTGACAGAGAATTTGACTTTGAATCAATAAGAGGACATCCTTGCACAATTGGTATAGATTTATCATCAAAAATAGACTTAACAAGCGTAAATGCCGAGTTTAGGCTTGATAGTGGGGAATACATAATGCTTTCACACAGTTTTATGCCTAAAAACAGAGTTTTAGAGCGAGAAAAACAAGATAGAGTGCCATATAGTTTGTGGATAAAACAAGGCTATATAACAGCCACAGAAGGGGATGTTGTTGATTATGATTACATAAAGAAATATATAAAAGATTTACATCTCATATATCCAGTAATGCAAATCGGATATGATCCATATAATGCAACACAATTTGCAACAGATATGGAAAAAGATGGCTTTATTATGGTAGAAGTTCGACAAGGAATGCTTACTTTGTCAGAACCTACAAAAGATGTAGAAGCATTAGTATTACAAAGAAGAATAATTACTAATAAAAATCCAGTTCTAACTTGGGCAATATCAAATGCTATAGCCAAAACGGATGCTAATGAAAATAAAATGCTAGATAAGAGTAAAACAAGATTTAGAATTGACCCAGCAGCGGCTATGATTATAAGCCACACATTGGCACGAATTGACAATGGCGAGATAGATATAAATCAACATATAATGAGCGAAGGATTTGGATTTTAGAAAGGAGTTGTGGGAAATGTCTAACAGAAATATAACACAGAGAACCAAGAACAGGTTCCTTTTTTTGTGTAGCTATATTGAAGATATATTAGTTCTCTTCGGACTATTATCTATCATTATTGCTGCATATTTGATGGACTTAAAACTTGGATTATTAGTACAGGGTTTAGTGTTAATATGGATCGGATTTGTTCTTTCTAAAATATTGAAATGAGGTGGCGTAAATGTTATTCAGAAAACTAGAACAACGAAGTGAAAAAGTTGATACCAGTGATTTGAAAAATCCCAATAAGTGGCTAATTAATTTAATTGGTGGTAATGAAACTTATTCAGGAGAAAACGTAGATACCTCGACGGCAATAAATATTGCAGCAGTTTATGCTTGTATAAGAATCTTATCAAATCACGTTGCTATGTTACCACTTCAACTATACCAGGAAACAAGAAATAAAAAGAAAAGAATACACGATCATCCAATTGCTAAACTCATCGAAACAAGACCTAATCCATACATGACACCATTTCAGTTTAAACAAACAATGGAAGCACATAGACAATTATATGGTAATGCCTTTGCTGAAATAGAATGGAGTAAAACAGGATATCCCAAAGCATTATGGATATTAAATCCTTTAGTAACAAAAGTTGTCATGGAAAAAGACAATGAAGGGAATCTAAAAAGATATTTAGTTCAAACGACATTAGTAAATGGGAAAATAGTGTACTTACCTTACAGTTCTGTACTCCATATTAAAGGCTTATCTACTGATGGAATAATCGGTAAAAGTCCTATAGAAGTAGCAAGGGAAACAATAGGTATTCAAATCGCAGGTCAAAAGTTTACTGGCAAATTTTATGCAAATGGAACCATGAGTAGTGGAGTGTTAAAAGTTCCGCAATCACTTAAACCAGAAGCCAAAGCTATCATTAGAAAAGAGTGGGAAAAATTTAATAATGGTTTAGATAATAGTCATAGAGTTGCAATACTAGATGCAGGACTTGACTATCAGTCATTAGGAATAAAACAATGTGATGCACAATACATTGAAACTCAAAAATTTTCTATTGCAGAAATCGCAAGAATATTTAATGTGCCACCACATATGCTAGCAGACCTAGAAAGAGCAACGTTTTCTAACATAGAGCAACAATCTCTAGAATTTGTAAGAGATACTTTGTCTCCATTATTAATTAGTTGGGAACAAGAACTTCAATATCAATTATTTACAGAGGAAGAAATAGAAAAACAAAAATATTATTTTAAGTTTAATCTTAACTCCTTGTTACGTGGCGATAGTACGAATCGTGCAGCATATTATGAAAAAATGATAAATCTTGGAATTTATTCTATCAATGAAGTTAGAGAATTGGAAGATAAAGACAAGATAAAAAATGGCGATAAACATTATATGTCATTAAACTATATTGATATTGATTTAATGAATGAGTATCAAAAACAAAAAGTAAAAATAAAAGAAAATCCAGTGGAGGACAAACCTCCAAATGAAGATGATGATCCGAAAGAGAATATAGATGAAAATAACGAAGGAGGTGGTAAAGATGAACAAACGGATCAAGGAAATTAGATATATTCCAGCAATGTCGTTAGAAGTACGTGACAGTAGTGATGATGTCATGGCGATTAAAGGATATGTAGTAAAATTTAATGACAGGAGCCAACTTTTATACGATGAATGGTATGAAAGAGTGGCTAAAGGTGCATTTGCTAAAAGCCTTGAACAAAACACAATAAAGGCACTATGGAATCATAATTCGGATATTGTTCTTGGTAGTACAAAATCAAGAACTTTACAACTTGTTGAAGATGACATTGGGTTAAGATTTGAACTCGAACTTCCAAATAGTAGTCAAGCCAAAGATATTTATGAATCAATAAAAAGAGGCGATGTCGATGGTGTCTCATTTGGATTTTATGTCAGAGAAAATGGCGATAAATGGGAATATCTAAAAGAAGAAGATATCTATGAAAGAACTTTATTAGATATTGACTTAATAGAAATCTCACCGACACCATTTCCAGCATATCCAACAAGTGAAGTGGGTAAAAGGTCACTAGAGGCTCATAATCTTAAATCAAAAGAAGAAAGAGTTCTCGAAGAACTAAAAAAAGCGCAAGTGAATGCGATGATAGAATTATTAAAAATATAGAATAGGAGAAAAAATATGAATAAAAAATTAATAGAATTAAGAAGAAATCTAACTGCTAAATTAAAAGAAGCAAGAGAATTAATCGATGAAGGAAAAATCGAAGAAGGTCAAAAGGCAACCAAAGAAGCACAAGAAATAAAAGACCAAATTGTTTTAGAAGAACAAATGGTAGAACTTGAAGATACTATAAAAGATGATAATAAAATCGTTGATGTAGAGGATAGAAGTACAAAAAAGAAAGTGGAATCAAGAACAGCTTTAGTTCATTACTTACAAGGTAAAAAACTAACAGCAGAAGAAAGAACCTTACTTGTAGAAACAACAACACCAGGAGAAGGACAAAACTCAATGGCAGTAATTGTTCCACAAGATATTTATACGGAAATCAATGAATTAAAAAGACAATATAAGTCATTAAAACAATATACAGATGTACAATCAACAGGAACCAATTCTGGTTCTTTTGTTTTTGAACCAGGAGATAGCATTGAACCATTTGTAGATGTAGATGAGGGAACAGAAATTGGAGAATTAACATCACCAAACTTACGTCAACAAAAATTTGCTATTACTGATAAAGGTGGAATCTTGCCTATAAGTAATACTTTACTTTCTGATGAAGCCGGTGGTTTAATGAAGTACATTATGAAATGGATTGCTAGAAAATCTACAGTTACAGATAATGTAAAGATTTTATCAGTATTGAATGGACACGGAATTAAAATAAAAGCATCAACTCCAGATGAAGTAAAAAGTGCTATGAACACTAAACTTGATCCTGAATTACTAAGTACAGCAGTTATTATTACAAATCAAAATGGATTTGATATTATGGATAACTGGAAAGATGCTGTAGGTAGACCAATTCTACAAGACCATCCAACAGAAAAAACTAAAAAAACTTTAGGTGGTGTAACAATCGAAGTGTTCGCTAACAGAACTATTAAAGATGTTGATGGAGCATCTCCTGTTTATATTGGTAATTTAGAAGAAGCAATCAAATTCATGGATAGAGAACAACTTGCTATTGCCGTATCAACAGAGGCAGGATTTACTAAGAATTTAACTTTAGTTAGAGCTTTACAAAGAGATGATGTTGAGCCAAAAGATTTAGAAGCATACCTAAATATTAGCTTAACAGCACCAAAAGAACAACCAGTAGTTCATGTTAAGAATGTAAAAACTACGGAAAACCAAGTAACTAATACAACTCCTGTAGAAGATACTTCACAATCAGAACAAACAAATACAGGGGAAGAATAGGAGAGGCCAAAAGGCTTCTCTTAATTTTATATGAGGAGATGAAAGAAAATGGTGGATTTAAAAAAAGCAAAAGAATATTTACGAATTGATTATGAAGAAGATGATGAATTCATTAGGTCCTTAATAGCAGCCTCAAAGATATATTTGGAAAATGCTATTGGAGAGTATAAATCAAATGAATTAACAGATCTTGCTCAACTTATTTTAATAGAGCATTGGAATGACAATCGTTCATTAGTTGGAGTAGTTACTGACGTTATCAAACATAGTGTAGATGCAATTATTTTTCAAGTTAAGTATTGCAGTCAGGTAGATGAAAATGAATCCGGGCAAACTGAATAAAAGAATAGAAATTCAAAGGTTTGAAAAAGACTTTGATAGCGAAGGAATTGAAGAAAAGAAATGGATAACAATACGTCCAATATTTGCAGCTATTGAAGATAAAATTGTAAGAACTACTAATGAAGATAATTCTATAACTACTCAAGTAGAAACTAACATGATTATTAGAAAAAATTACAAGCCAATATTTACAAGTGACATCAGAATAGTGTACGAGAATCGTATTTATAATGTTCTTGATATAAGTGAAGTGGACAATAACTATATAAAGTTAATTACTAAAGGAGAAAAACTATATGTCAGCAAGACTTGATTTTGATGGACTTGATGCAATTGTAAATGACTTAAATAAAATGAATGATTTATTAGATAGCAACATAATAGATGATGCTCTTGAAGAAGCAATACAACCAGCATATAAAGATGCCGTTCGTAGGGCTCCTAGAGATAAAAAAGGACATCAAGGAAAGTATGGTAATGGACACATGGCAGATAATATTCCTTTAAAATTGGTCCGTGATAATGGATATCGTGCCATCGAATATGGATGGGAAAAGTCTGATAACAGTGATTATTACTATGCAAAATTCGTTGAGTGGGGAACTTCAAACGGTAATTATCCGAAAAAACCTTTCATGAATAAATCAATGAGTAAAAATAAGAATCAATGTTTTAATGTTTTTTCTGAACGAGTAAGAAAGGAACTAGGACTATGAATATTCGTGCTAAAACTAAAAAGGCTCTTAATAAATTACAAGTGCCTAGTGGTTATCAAGAAATAACAAATCCACCAGAAACTTATATCACATTTTTTGAATATGACTATGAGTACGATTATTCAGATGATGAAATTACTAGAACAATATATATTGTTCAAGTAGATTTATGGACTAAAAATCCTAAATATAAAGATTTAGAAAAAGAAATCATTGAGGTAATGGAAAGCGAAGATTTCTATCTTGATGATGAAGAAGATTTGTATGAGAAAGATACAAAAATGTATCATAAGGCATTCCGTTTCAAATTGGAAAATATAAAGGAGGTTGAATAAAATGCCAGTAGCAGATAAATCGTCAGTACCAAGACAAATAGGTCTTAAGGATGTCCACGTAGCCATCATCAAAAGTGATGGAGTAAGTGGAACAGTTTATGATATCCCAGTAAAAATTAGTAGAGCAATCACTGCTAAAATAACTCCAAGTGTTAATAGTGAAACACTTTATAGTGATGATTCCGTAGAAGATGAACTATCAGCCTTTGCTGGATGCGAGGTAGAAATAGAACAAAATGCTCTTACTTTGGAACATCGTGCTTTAATACTAGGAAAGAAATATTCTAATGGAGAGTTAGTTGAAAATAGTGGAGATATTCCACCAAAACTTGCTTTGATGTTTAGAAGTGAAAAATCAACTAGTACAAAAGCAAATCCAGTATATCGTTATTGTGTTTTATATAAAGGAAAATTCTCTGAAATTGAAGATGAGTATGAAACAAAAGGAGAAAAGCCAAACAGTAAAACTACTAAAATAAAAGGAAAATTCTATGATCGAGATAGTGATGGTAATTGGAGATTAATGTTGGATACTGATGCCGAAGGTGTTAATGAAGATAAAATAAAGAACTTCTTTACAACAGTTCAAGAACCTGGAACTACATCAAGTAAAGGATAATAGAAAGGAAATCAAAAAATGAGTAAAAATAAAAAATATAATAATCATAATCGTGTTACAGGTAAAGACTTACAACCTAAACACGCAACTATGGTTTTAAAAGGAAAACAGTATGAAATGAACTTTGACTTAAATGCCATGGCAGAACTAGAAGATATCTTCGGCTCTTTGCAAGTAGCAATATCAGAACTTAAAAAGAAAAAGTTAAAAGCCGTAAGGTCATTTTTATATGCAGTTTTAAAATCTAGTGATGAAAACTTAACAGAGTTTGAAGTTGGGAAACTTATTGATATGAATAATTTCACATCAATAGAAAAAGCAATTACAAAGCTAATCAATAATGCGTTTGAGGAGGACGAGAGTGATGAAAAGGAAACATCAAAAAACGTACAACCGGATCATCAAACTCGCAAGGCATAGATTGGGAATGGCTTTATTATTTAGGTAAAGAAATCCTAAAGATGAGTGATTATGAGTTTTGGAGAAGTACACCAAAACAGTTAATTATTAAATCAAGAATATATTCAAGATTTAAAAATAATGAAAATGATGATCCGGAAAGTGAGGTACCGTTCGGTTATATTGATGATGTTTTCTAATAGAAGAAAGGAAAACATATAATGGCGAATTGGAAACTAAAAGTAGGAATGCTCTTTGATTCGAAAGAATTCGAGGCAGGAGTACAACGGATTGATAAACAACTAAAAATATTAGATAGTGAATTAAAGTTGTCACAAAGTTCCATTAAAAACTTTGGTAATACAAGCGACCAATTAAAAGCCAAGGCCTCATCTTTAACCGAAAAAATAGAACTTCAAAAAGCAAAAGTTGAAGGACTACGTAAGGCGTATAATGAAGCAGTCGCTACCAAAGGCGAAGATGCAACGGCAACTCAAAATTTAGAAATAAAATTAAATAATGCTTCAACTGCATTGAATAAAATGCAATTAGAGTTGAAACAAGTAAAAGAAGAATTAAAAAATCAACCATCATTGTTAGATAAGATGGGAAAACAAGTTGATTCGTTAAATGAAAAATTAGGTGGTGTTGGTAGTAGCCTTGAGAGTTTTGGAAAGAAACTATCAGCAGGAGTTATAACACCATTAGTTGGATTAATGACTTCAACTGCAAAAACGTCTTTATCATTTGTTAAATTAAAAGAGGATACAAGACTTGCATTTCAAGTTTTATTAGGTGGTGCTGATGAAGCACAGAAAATGTTAGATGATTTATATACATTTGCTAAAACAACACCTTTTAGTTATGCTCAATATTTAACAGCTGGTAAAAACTTAACAGCAATGGGTGTTGCTGCTAAAGATGTTATTCCTTATTTAGAGGGAATAACCAATGCCTCAATTGCTACAAGTAGTGGAACGGCAGGTATCGAAAGTTTATCTGATGCCATAGGAAGAATGTCATCAAAAGGAAAAATGTCACTGGAAGAACTTAATAAGTTTCTTGAACGTGGTGTTCCAGCCGTAAAAATACTTGGTAATGCATTTGGAAAAACAGAAGAACAAATCTACGATATGCTCTCTAGTGGAGATATGGTAACAAGTAAATATCTTCCAGCCTTAATAAAAGGAATGAACGAAGGTACAAAAGGAATCAATGGACAGACAGCAGCCTATGGTGGTCTTGCAAAAGAAATGAAAAACACTTTGTCTGGTGCATTGGATACTTTAAATAGTAGATTTAGAAATATGTCAATTGAAATGTGGAATGCAGAAAATGCGTATCCTGCTTTAATTAAAGTGATTAGATCATTTACTGATACTTTAAATGTTCTTCCAAAATTATTCGGAGTAGTCGGAGATGTAGCGACACCAACTCTAGAAAACATAAGTAAAGCATTAGATAAGTTTAATAAGGTAATTGAAAATACTGATCCAGAGCAACTAGCTCAAATAGGTAAAATGATTTTAGGACTAGCAGCGACAGGACCAGCACTTATTGGGATAGGAAAACTTACTCAAGGCTTATCTTCATTTAATACTAAAATGACCGAGATAAATGGTAAAATACCTGGAGCAATTAGTAACATACAGAACTTTGCTTCAAATATGGGTAATGGTATAGCTACAGGATTTGGAAAAGCAACGACATCATTATCAAATTTTATTCATAAGATACCTTTTGTCGATAGTCTAGAAAATACAATATCAACAAAAATAGGAGCAATAACCTCAAAGGTTGGAAATTTATTTAAACCACTTACAACAAAGATAGGTACGGCTATGCAACCAGTATTGCAAAAAGTACAAAGTGTCTTTGGTAAGATAGGAACTATAGCCACTCAAAGTGCATCTAAGCTCCAAAATATAACATCGTTTGCAATAAAACTAATAGGACCAGCAGCAATAGTTGGACTTTTAATTGCAGGACTAGGTGTAGCACAAAGCCAGTTTGGAGAACAATTAGATCAGTTCTTAAATATTGCTATAGAAAAAGGACCGATACTAATATCTGAATTTACTACTAGAGTAGTAGCAGAACTACCAAAAATAATGGATTTAGGTGTACAACTACTAATGACACTAGTAGATGTAATTATTGCTAATCTACCATCAGTATTGGAAAGTGCAGTACAAATTGTAACAACTCTTGCTAGTGGTGTGGCAACAAATGCAGATTTGTTAATTTCAAAGATTATAGATTTAATATTAATGCTTGTAAATACAATCATTGATAATTTACCTTTAATTTTAGAAACAGGACTAAAGTTATTACTTGCACTTACTCAAGGAATAGTTAATAACATAGATAAAATATTAGATGGAATTTTAAATGTACTTTTAAAATTAATTGATTTTATAGCTGATAATCTTCCTATGATAATAGACATGGGAATAAAAATAATAATTGCTCTTGCTCAAGGGTTGGTAAAAGCAATCCCTAAAATTATAGATTCGATAGGAACAATTGTAAGTCATATTTTTGATGCATTTAAGAAAATTAAATGGGGAGATATAGGTAAGTCGATTATAGATGGTTTAGTTGCAGGACTTAATGCTGCTAAAGATTTAGTAATCAATGCTATGAAAAGTATTGCTAAAGGCGCCATTGGTGCATTTAAGAAATTCTTTGGAATTAATTCTCCATCAAAAGTATATCAAGGCTTTGGTAAAAATATAGATGAAGGTCTAGCAATAGGCTTGGATGATAACCTTGATGTCGTAGAAGATTCTATGGATAATTTAATGAACACAATGAATTTTGTTCCAGATGGTTTAGATTATGAACTTCGTGGATTAAAAACTACACGAAATGGTTCTGTATCTCAAGTTAATAACACAACCAAAACTACTACTAATAAGAATGTTAACATTTACCTTAACATAGAACATTTTGAAAATAACAGAGAAGAAGATGTTGAAGAACTAATGGCAGAAATGGAATACATTGCTAAAAAAGAACTTATAGGAAATGGAGGTAATGCATAATGAAACCATATTTTATTTATAAGGAAAAGAATTCTCGTGATATGGGAATATCTATCTTAAAACTACCTCCAAGAATAAAACCAGAACGCAGGGGCGAAATAATAAATGTCCCTGGACGTGATGGCTTTTTATTTGAAAGTGATGATGCATATAATAATAAAACTTTGGAAATCGAATGTACTTTTATACCACCAGAAGGGAACACACAAAATCAAATAGATGCAATGATTATGGACATATTAGTGTGGCTAGATGGTAATGGTAAATTAATCCTCTCTGATTATCCAGGGTATTATTATGAAGCAACAATAATCAATTCAATTCCGATAGAAAGGCTATTTAAGAGGTATCGTAGATTTATGGTATCCTTTGAAGTTCAACCTTTTTCAAAATCACTTATACCATCACAAATAGAAAAACAAACATTGGAAGAAGAAATCTTTAATGTTAAAACTTATTATGAAACTTCATTAAAAATTAACTTACAGGCAACTGGAAATATAGAAATCCATATAAATGATAATATTATGCACTTTAATGATATTGAAAGTCCTCTAGTCATAGATGGAGAACTTATGAATGTTACAGATGAGCTAGGAGTCAACATGAATAATCATATGGTAGGAGATTTTCCAAAATTAAAACCAGGTAATAACACAATAAGTATTATTTGCGATGATGACTCTAGTTTTAAAGGACTAACACTTGAGTATAGGAGTCTTTGGTTATGATTAGATTATATGATAAGAATGAAAAGGACTTTACTCATAATGGATTAGGAATATTGAAAGATGTTCTGACGTGTACCTGTACGGAAGTTTTAAATGGAAAATATGATCTAGAACTTGAGTATCCTATACATGGCTTTTTGATAGAAAATATAGTAGAAGAAAATATTGTAAAAGCACCGGTAGGAAATCCAAGTGGCGAGGATCAATTATTTAGAATTAAACTAATCACAAAACAATTGAAAAAAATTAAGGTATACGCGACTCACATATTTTATGATTTATCTGATAATTTTCTAGTTGATGTAGCACCAACAGATAAGAACGGAGATAGTGCTTTAAACTGGATGTTACAAAGAACAGTGTATGCAAATGATTTTAATTGTTCTTCTGATATAGAGAAAATCGCTAGTGCAAGGTATGTCAGAAGAAATTTTGTTGAAGCGATAATTGGAGAAGATAATGCTTTTATAAATCGTTGGGGTGGAGAACTTCATCGTAATAATAAACATTTTGAAATGAATACTAATAAAGGTAAGGATAGAGGCGTTCAAATAAGATATGGCAAGAATATGAAAGAAATAACTTGGGATATAGATATAACAGGAGTTGTAACAAGAATATATCCTCAAGGATTTGATGGATTATTTTTGCCAGAACTTTATATTGATAGTCCTTTAATAGAAAATTATATTCATCCAAAGATACAAAAGATAGAATTTTCTGAAATACAAGTAGATGAAGAAAATGGTATAACAAAAGAAATGGCTTTGGAAGAATTGCGACAAGAGGTTTATAAACAATACAATGAAGGTATTGATAAACCAGCTATAACAATTCAAGTCGATTTTTTAGAATTATCAAGGACGGAAGAATATAAAACACTTTATAAATCAATGGAAAAGATTTATCTTGGAGATTTTGTTGACGCAATTGTTCCACATTTGAATCTTAATGAAAAATTGAAAGTCATATCTACCACTTACGATGTACTTGCAAAAAAGTATACTGAATTTGAAATGTCTAACAGTGATAAAAAAGAAAGAAATTTTATAAATAGTACCAAAGCACTTATAAGTAAACTTGAAAAGATAGATAGCAATGTTTTAAATAGTGCAAAGCAAGATGCAACAAGTAAAATAGTAAATGCTATGGGTGGCTACGTTTATAAAACACGAAATGAACTATTCATAATGGATAATGAAAATCCTAAAGAAGCACAAAAAGTTTGGCGTTGGAATATTAATGGTCTTGGTTATTCATCAACTGGAATAAGTGGTCCCTATGGTATAGCTATGACTAGTGATGGACAAATTGTAGCTGACTACATAACAACAGGACAAATGGCTATTGAAAGAATAGTTGGACTTGCTGATACTCTTAATAGTTTGCAATTAGATATTGAAGGGTTTAAATTTGATGTTCAAAAGTCAGGTGGTTCTAATTTGATTTTAAATAGTGTTGGTTTTGCAGGATTTCAAAGTTGGCAATATGATGGAAATGTTGCACATATTAGTAATGCTGAATTAACACTTAATGGCTCACAATCTGGTGGTGCTTTTATTTTGAATAATGGAAAATTAATTCAGAAGATTGTAGTTAAAGCAGATAATAGTGACATAGCACAACCACAGAAAACTTATTACACTTTCTCTACAATCATAAAAAAAGGATTACAGGGAACGTGTTATTTTAAGGTTTATAACGATGTTGAAAGTTACGAAATAAAGCTAGAAGAAAATGAAGAAAGCAATTATAAAGAATATCAACTAAAAGGGTTACTACCAAAGCAGCCTTTTTATTATGTTGAAATATATGGCTCAAAAGATAGTAACGCTATTTTTACAGATAATATGTGTAACATAGGACCAATAAAAACTCCATATCAACAAGCGTATGGAGAAATACTAAATACTCAAGTAAATATCACTTCTAATGGAGTGATAGTAAAATCAAATGTTTATGATGGTAGTTACACCGTTATGTCTCCAATGGAATTTAGCGGATATGCCAAAGTTAATAATGTTGTAACAAGAGTTTTTTCGTTAAATGGAGATACTACCGAAGTTGAAAAACTCAAGGCAAAAACGCAAATATCTATGAATCCAATAAAAATAGTATCCTTAACAAACGGCAATAACAAAGGTTGGGCTTTTGTGCCAAGTGGAGGCGATGAATAATGGAAACATTACATAATGGTAGAGTTTATAATAGTTCTCCGTATATTAATGTGATTTTTCAATATGAAT